TATCCGGCATTAGCGGATACAATCCCAAAACATCACCTCTGCCGTTTCGGATGATCTGTGCATAGGCATTACCGTAAATCAGTAAGTGGGACATTAAGGTCTCCCTGAAAACAAATGAAGTCATTTCGGGATTTGGCTGGTCGTGGAGCAAAAAGTAAAGCGGGTGCTGTGGCACTCGCTCTTTTCCGCTATCGTTGTATTTATACAAATGCAGTGGCAGCTGTGCAATTGCTTCTGACAGCACACGCACGCAGGCATAAACTGCAATATGCTGCAAGGCTGTTCTGTCGGTGACACGTTTTCCGCTGTTCGCTCGTCCGAAAAAATATGTGTAGGATGGTGAATCATAGCTGTTGGTCGGCTTATCTCTGGACTTGAATAGTCCTGTGAAAATACCCATGAGAATCAAACTCCTTTCTTGACTTTAGGGACAAGGGTGTGGTATAATATGCTAAACAGAATGCAGAGCAGTTGCTCTACAAATCGGAATTTGTAAGTGAGGTGTGTTATGGCAAAATTACTTTGTATATGTGGAAAGATTGGTTGTGGTAAAACATATTATGCTAATCGATTAAAAGAACAAGAGCATGCTGTGATTTTATCTACAGATGAAGTAACCTATGATTTAACAAATAATCAACAAGGTGACGGCTATGATGAATTTGCTATAAGAGTTAATTTATATTTAAGAAAAAAAGCAGTGGAAATTGTAAATGCAGGATGCACTGTAATTTTAGATTGGGGATTTTGGACGAAAGAAAACAGGAAAGAAATAAAAAGATATGGAGAAAATAATGGGGTTTTGGTAGAAATGCATTATATTGATATTGATGATAAGACTTGGTATGAAAATATTGAAAAAAGAAATAATGAAGTCATATCTGGAAATGGCGGATCAAGTTTTTATGTTAATGAGGGATTACTAAATAAAGTTTCTTCTCTGTTTGAAATTCCAGAAAAAGAAGAAATAGATATTTGGTATAAACCACACCAATAAATTCCAGTTTGCAAAGATAATCAAACCTATAACACCAGCATCTCCCTCAAATCATAAACCGACTCATCAGAAGCACATCCACAGCGAATTGCACGGTCAAGAGCCATAATCATGGCAACCGCACCGTCAATCTTCTCTGTGGATTTTTCTTTGTCCGGCTTGATGTTTCCGGCAGGGTCACGGCGAATGAAGATGTTGTCCATCATCCACCTCAAAACAGGATGTCCGTTGTGTGCAAGCGTCTGTTCCAAGGTCAGCTTCATCAGTTCTTTGGTCGGTGGTGACATATCTTTGTAGCCTTGCCCGAATTGTACCATCGTGAATCCAAGTCCCTCCAGATTCTGTGACATCTGCACTGCACCCCAGCGGTCAAATGCTATTTCTTTGATGTGAAATTTCTGCCCCAGTTCATCGATGAAGTTCTCGATAAAACCATAATGGACAACATTTCCCTCAGTGGTTTTCAAGTAGCCTTGCCGTTCCCATATATCATATGGAACGTGGTCACGTCTTACTCTAAGTGGCAATGTTTCTTCCGGCAGCCAGAAGTAAGGCAAAATGTAATAATGTTCATCGTCTTCTGTTGGAGGAAATACCAAGACAAAAGCTGTAATATCCGTTGTAGAGGAAAGGTCAAGTCCACCATAGCAAACACGCCCGTCAAGTATCTCTTCATCAAAAGTAACCTTGCATTTATCCCATTTCTCCATCGGCATCCAACGCACTGCCTGTTTTACCCATTGATTGAGTCTTAGCTGCCGAAACGCATTTTCCTCGCCGGGAGTTTCCTTTGCAGAATTACACGCAGCCACCACCTTATCCATTCCGATGGTTTTGTCCAGACTTGGATTTGCTTTTTTCCAAACCTTCGGATCCGTCCAGTCCTCTGATTCATCTGCACCATAGATAACCGGATAGAAAGTCGGATCATGTTTTCTGCCTTCCAGAATATCTTTTGCTTTCTGATGTACTTCATAGCAAATAGAATTTGTATCTGTTCCTGCCGTGGTGATAAGAAAGTAAAGCGGCTGCATTCTGGCATCACCGGAACCTTTGGTCATGACATCAAAGAGCTTTCGGTTCGGCTGCGTATGAAGCTCATCAAACACAACCCCGTGGATATTGAAGCCGTGTTTGCTGTATGCCTCGGCGGAAAGCACCTGATAAAAGCTGTTTGTAGGAATGTACACGATGCGTTTTTGTGAGGTCAGAATCTTCACTCGCTTGGAAAGGGCAGGGCACATCCGCACCATATCCGCCGCCACATCAAATACAATGGCAGCCTGTTGACGGTCGGCGGCACAACCGTAAACTTCAGCTCTTTCCTCACCGTCGCCACAGGTAAGCAAAAGTGCAACAGCGGCGGCAAGTTCCGACTTACCATTTTTCTTCGGAATTTCAATGTAGGCAGTGTTGAATTGCCGATAGCCGTTCGGTTTCAGAACCCCAAACAGGTCACGGATTATCTGTTCCTGCCAGTCCAGCAGTTCAAATTCCTTCCCTGCCCAGGTGCCTTTGGTGTGGCTGAGGCATTCAATAAAAGAGACGGCATAGTCTGCCGCCTTTTTGTTATACTTGGAATCCTCCGCCATAAAACGGGTCGGTTTAAATCTTGCTATTGTTCTCACCCCCCAATAAAAAAGACCTGCCAAAAAGCAAGTCTGCATCATTTATTTTAATGCCCTCAAGGGGCAGTTTTGTAATCGAGATTCCGTTCCCATTGTAACCATATTACCATACAAATTCAAGAATAGCAAGCGGCTAAATGGGCAGAAAAAACGTCGAAATTTCTACGTTTTCTTGTGTACCATACACGAACAAAAATCAGGTGTACGACCGCCAGAGCCTTTCGGCTCCGGCTTGTGGGATTCGGTTTTGGAAAAATCAGTTGTACTGTTTCAGCAGGATCGCCAGTGCAGTTTCGGTTTCCTCATCCTCCGGCGGAATATCCATGCCCCGGTCGAAATTGAACACCGTTTTGCCATTCCGCCGCAGGGAGATTTTCGAGGCTCTGCCTTCCTCATATCCAAAAGTGGAAGGCTCCTCGTAATGTTTCACCCAGTAGTGAAAAATGCTTTTTCCTACCTGAATTGTTCCTTCTGTCCACATTGTTTTTTCCTCCAGTTTTCGTTGTTTTTGCCTTTCGGCATGATGTATATTACCATAAACCAAAGGGGAAGTCAACGAAATTTCCAGCATATTCTGCACAAAGATGAAAGCAGAAAATTGTGTATGATACCAACCAAAAAAGCAAGCCCCACGTTGCCCTGTGTGGGGCGTTTGTGAGAAAGGGAAAAACACTCGGAGGAAACAAAACCACGCCGGACAGGGGCAACACAGCGGCTGTACGAGCCGCAGCCCCTTTCGGGGCTTTGGTCTTGGATTGTGGGTTTTGGGTTACCGTCCGGTCTGGCACTCCCATTCAAATTCGCAGGCGTTTTCGTACTCCTCATCGAAAAGGGCATCGTCATCGATTTCCTTTTCCGTAAAGTCAATGCCGTCGATTCCCTCAAAGGTCGTTCCGTTTTCCTCCGCATCTGCCTTTGCAAGGCTTTCTGCGTTTTCCTCAACCCAGTCGGTGAATTCCGCATCGTCCATTCTGTACTCGTTTTCGATCTCCAGTTCGTATTCGTAGTCCTCATCCACCCAGGTGATGACCGCCTTTGTGATTTCGGTTCTTTCGTTCCAGTCCGTTCTGTTTGCCATTGCTCTTGCCTTTGCGATTCCGTATGCTACCATTGTGTTTTCCTCCGTTTTTTTTGGTTGTTTTCCCTTTCGGTAACTGTATATTACCATACCTTTCGGCGTATAGCAAGCGGCTAAATGTACAGAACATAAGGCATTATTTTCGCTGTATATTTGGTGGATCTGACACTGGATAAACTTGCTTTTCTATGGTAAAATACAGTACAATGGAAAAGACATCTCGGAAAATCGCAGCCACCAACCAAGCCCCCGCACAGTTCGCCTGTGTGGGGGCTGATTTTGACTTTGAGCAGTTTTTCGGCAAGTGCTCTGAAAGCCCGCACAGGGCAAACAGGGCGGTTACATGGGGAACTTTCGGTGCATTACAGACAGGATTTTCTCCCGTTCCTCCGTGGAAACGCCGATGCTTTCCAGTGCCTGCCGAATACCGCAGTCCGGGCAAATGGGCGTTTGGTTGTCCGTTCTGGAAAGTGCCGGCACATCGGAGTAGGGTTTTCCGCAAAGTGGGCAGACCGCCGAAACTGGCTTATCCGTTTTCATGGTGGTACACCTCCCGTTCGCTGATGTCCATGGCTTTCCGCAGGTGTTTCAGGTCAAAGCCGAACTGGCGGTATCCGTCCACACAGGTGCGGATGTAGGCAAAAGTGGGAAGGCCCAGTTTCCGTTCCTCGTGCATGATATACACAAAGGCAGTCAGCTTTTTCCCGGTTTCTGCAAGGGAAAGTTCCAGTTCCGTTTTGTAGTAGAAATGGGGATACCCCTCATAGCGGTCAAGGGCAAGTTCATCTCGTTCCGACACCGACCAGACTGCCGCCGGAACGGTACAGCCCTGTTTGGGCTCGATGGTCAGATAGGAGCCGGTCTTGCTGCCCTTGAACAGCAGCTGGTAATTTGGAATCTCCGCAGTTCCCACAATTTTGGCATCCGGGCAGCGGAACTGCATCTGTTTCACGTTCAGATTGCTGCCGTAGGCAAGGTAAAACTTTTTCATGCAATCAAATCCTTTCTGAAAGGGATACCCTTTCACCACCATAAGACCGCCGAAGCGGTCTGGTGTAGCTGGTAGCAAAAGGCTGTCCCTTTATCTGCCGAACCGGAAAGCGGCATCGCCATCAAGGTTTTTTGTTAGAAAACTTCTTGCTGTGGAGAACTCTTTGCCAACCAGTCCCAGCCGAATCAGCCATGTTCGCATGGCGAATTTCGGGTTTTCCGTTTGCTGTGGTTTTGGGCTGGCGGTTCGTAGTCCCTTTGCCATTTCGGAAAGGGCAAGGCAAAGTTGTATGTAGCTTTTCAGCTGTCCGGCATGAAGTCCGTTTTTCCTGCCGTTGGCAGGCTTGTCGAATTGAAATAACCGGAATTCAATTGTGCCTTTTGTAAAAGTTGCGTGATAGTTCAGCATGTGGTATCGGCTGTCGTTGTAGTGTTGATTTCTGCCGTAATTTGCACCGTTCGCCGTATACCAGATGTCTGCGAACTGTGCCATGTTGGTGGGCTTTTTCCGGTTCAGCTGTTCGATGAATTGGGGATTGACCGTTCTGCAATATCGGTTCA